CAACGCCTCCGTCGGTGTCGCTGCTTTGAAAAGATTACTGAAAAAACTCATATCTATTTCTTGCTTTTATTACTCTTGCGTTTTTGCGTCTTGGGTTTACTAATGGCAACCACCGGTGTTCCTTGCGCCTCGTCGAATGATGGCGGTGGAACCACGCCAAGTATCGCCTCCTTTTCAGGCGTCCGCTTATTGATGCCAAAGAAATACTCCACGCATCCTTTGCGCTTCTCTTCGGTCCACTTGTCGCCGCAACAAGTACCGCGTTTCCATTTCACGTTGATGTACTCGTCAGCCGTCTTTGTGTCGTAGTGGTCCACGCGGGCTGGGTTATGGATGCAGCCGTCCTGAATGGGCTGCTGCTTCACCTGCTCACCACGGGCATTAACGATGACCATCTGAGGTCGAGTGGGGCAGTGGGGGTCGCAAATGGCTACACCCTGCTTGCCAGTCCGCATGAAGAACTTGGTGTGGTGGTTTATCTGGAAATCCTCGCCAGTGCCTTCAGTGAATCGCTCACGGACGGGTCGCGGGTCGTACATCAGCAGTCCGTTGTCGGTCATCTCACGCCAGTTCAGCACCACCGCGTCGGAAGTCTTGTACTGAAGGAAATGCGGAATGTCCATATCCTTATCATCGAACTCAACAAACTCGTCAAAGTCAAAGAATCCTACCCAGTCAAAGCCGTTGGCGTGGTTGTTGTAGAAGTCCTCGTAAGCCTCGCGCTGCACACCGTCGAAGTAGATAATCTCCACAAAGCCTGCCTCGATATACGGCTGGAGCACGTCCGAGAACAGTTCACCATCACCGATGCGGTTATTGTCGTAAATGAATATTTTGTCAACGCCCAGGCTGTTATAATGCTCCACCCACTCCACGGCGTAGCGGTTTTCCATTCTGCCGATGGCACAGACGGCCACACTTGGAACGTCAGCATGCCACAGGTCTCGGTGCTCGTCGAGCCACTTCTGATGTGCCTCCGTGCCGTTCTTCTTCCACGATCCGCTGCCGTAGTGTTCCATCATGGAAAACAGGTGTTCACGGGCAATGGCCTTGCCGTGACATTGCGGCTTCAGACGTTTGATGTCGTCAAGGAAAGCCGCCCCAGTGTCCCAGAAGTTACGGCGGTCGTGGTCTTGGTGAAGAGCCCACGCCCTGTCAGGATCGAAGAACCTTGCGCCGCCTGCAACGCACATCGGTACGTTTATCCACAGCAGCATCGGAGCCAACCGAGGATGACCGCCATAGCTCTTGTATGAGATGTAGCCGACGGTGCATTGGTCGGGCATGAACATCCAGTCGATGGACGACTTAATGAGAATGTCCGAGTCCATGAGAATGAAGCCGTCGGGTAATAGTTCCCAAAGTTTCTGCACCGACATCATGTGCTTATCTGAGCCGTACCAACAGCCGGCAGCACACCCGAACTTCGGGTCTTTCTCTGGGTATTTCTCCAGCTCCTTCTCGAAGTCGATGTATTGTCCTTTAGTGTTGTCGAACACCGCCACGTTCCGCATCTGCCGCGTGAACGGACGCTCGTCTGAATTGTCAAAGACGAATACCTTGTACTCCTCTCCGCCATGTTTCCACAGCGAGAGGATGGTCGCCTCCGTCAGCTCCGGCGTGTTGAAATGAATAATTGCTACTTGTTTCTTCATTCTTTATCTGGGTTAGTTCGTACTTCGTCTTTCGTATAATTCGTTGTCGTCATATCTCGCTCGACGATGGCTGCGGCCCTGGCTTACCGTTCTTGTCGTTCACCACCAGCTGCATGAGGAACTGTAGTGTATTCTCCCGATAGTGCCCGTTGAACGTTTCGGGCAAAATCTGGTACACCTTGCCGTCATACTTCACACGGCTACGCTCGTTGAGCTTGTCCGTCCAATTCATGCGGACAATCTTCACCGCGTAAGAGTCCAGCGCACCGGCATTCATCGCCGACTTTCCGCGTTGATAGTCCACGTTCGCATGAAGCGGAGTGCCTTCTTCCCACTGAATGCCGCCACTATCCACGCCGTACTTTCCCACCGTTGCCGCTTTGCGGTTCAGTGGTATGATGATTCCGTATCGAAATCCTGATTGATATGCCATAAACAAAATTGCCCGATTAGTGGGTACACCAATCGGGCAAATACGTGTGTGGGGTTTACTATTTTATAATTCTTCGTTGCCGAAGAACTCACGGCAAGCATCCTTACAATAGACTCTCCACTCCTGATAGTCCTCCATCTTCTGCTGATATGCCTGCACATCCAACTGGTAGTTATAGAGCAACGCCAACTGTGCGTCGATGCTGTACTTCACCTCGATGCACACGGCAACCATCTTGTCGTAGGTGGCATTGTCCAAGGCAATCGTCACCTCCTTGCACTTGATGGTGTCATTCTCTGTTTCCTCCACGTCAAAGCGAAAAAAATACACTGGCTGCTGACCATACTGTACGATAGACTGAAAGCCAGCCTTCGGGGTTTCAATAATTGTTGTTGTCATAATCGTTAATATTTATGTTTTTGGTGTCAAACCATTCCGCGATAAGCATACCGTCCTTCGTCCGCTGGATGAAGATTCCTTCTTCCGTAATAATCTGAACTTCCTCATTCCTGTGCATATCATCTGCTTCTTGACTTCAATCGGTATTGCTTCGTATAAGTTTCTCTTGATTGCGTATGATAGTCGGTGTGTCATGAATCCGCAGTAACTATTCAGCCGTTGCACGTGTCGCTCCATATTCTTCACGTTTTCCAGCCTGGCAACCTCAAATGCATGGCTGACTGTCCTGTTTCCGACATATATTCCCCACGGCTTAATGACTGCACCAATAAACTTCACGCCTTTCCTTGCTTCCGTGATACTGAACTTCCTTGTGTGCATTTTCAGTCCAAGGTACTGCCATAGGTATTCACGCGCCTTTACAGCAAGTAACTCCAGTTGCCGTCTATCTGTGCTTACGGCCCGGAAGTCATCAACAAAGACACAGTAGAACCCATCACTGCCGAGTTCATCCTGCATCATCCTGTCAAACGGTGTACGGTAGAAATTGCCACATATCTGACTGGGCAGGTTTCCGATAGGCAGTCCAGTAGTGCCGTCGCCTTTCAGGAGCGACTTGTTCGAAGGAAGCCTGTCAAGCACATTCTTGTCTCCGCGTATCACACAGTCATGCTCAGGACAGTGCATCATTACTATCCTGAAAAGACATAGCCACCACTCCAAATCCTCGTCGTGACAGTTGTCCCGCAGGCATCGTTCTATCATCTGCCACAGCCTTTCCTTATTGACAGACATAAAGAACCCCTCAATATCCCCGCTAAGCACATACGCCGGTCGCGTGTAGTCATTGCTGATTCTTCTGATTTCATCTGCCAGACGCTGCACGCCATAGAACGCCCCCTTTTCCTTACGGCAGTTATAGGAATCATGTATCATTTTCTTGTCAAGCACAGGCATGAACCTTTCCATCAGCAGGTGATGTACTACCCTGTCGCGGAAGTTGGCCGCGAACACCTCCCTGTCCTTCGGTCTTGTGACACCGAATACGATAGAAGTGGTCGGGCTGTATGTTCCATTGAGAAGCTCACGTGCAAGCTGCTCTATCTCTCGCTCGTAATTCCAACCAAACTGAACGGCAGACGGCTTTCTGCCCTTGTTCCTCCGACAAGAGTAGTATGCCTCGTACAGCAGTTCAATCAGTTTATCGTAAGTCATTTTTTCTTGTTAGATAACATTCGAGAGTGGGCAACAGGTTGTTGGTGTTGTTCTTGTTGTTGTTGCCGAATCCACCTCCATTCAGTATCACTCCGTTGTTCGCATTGTACTGCGTGGATGACCACCAATTGCCGCATCTGACATGACTGTCTTACTCTTAGCTCTATTCACTTTCGGAGGTGAGGTCGAGCGCATGTCCCTTATTATTCTACGCAAGCGTTCACTCATGCAGCCTTGACCACATAATTCCGACTGACTTGGCGTTAGCGAGAGTAGTTCTTCCACTTCACGGCCTGCTCTGATACCTTCTCGTACAGGCGGGATAGGTAAGCGGCACGCTTATGGCTTAGTGCCTGTGATTCGTGGAGAGCACGTGTCAATGATTTTATTGACTGCAACCGTGCGATGTAGTTGGTCAGATGATGCTTCCTTTCTTCCTTTATCGAATTGGCGAAGTAAACGTCCGACACCATCGCAGCGAGCATATTCAGGATGATGGGCAGGATGGTATGCCTGGCGACTTTCGGAAGGTCGGCCTGAATACGCATCCATTCCTTCAGTATGAACTCCGTATCACGGCCTATGGGTAGGTCGTCTTTCCTCGAAGGCAAGGTGATTTGTTCTTTTTCATCTTTCATCATTTCTCTTTATTCACAGGGCAGGCCGCGCTGCGCGACAGCCTGCCAAAACTAAAAACTAAAAACTTAGTAAGCGAGAGTGGGCAACAGGTTGTAGGTGTAGTACTTGGTGTAGGAGCCGAAGCCACCTCCATTCAGGGCCACTCCGTAGGACGCATAGTACTGCGTGGAGGACCACCACTCGCCGCTGGCGATAACCACTACGCTCTGTCCGAACTCATCCGTAGTAAAGGCATTCACCTCGTCCCTGTTCAGTCTGAAGGTATATAGCTGGCCGTAGGCTGGAGAGAAGCACTTTCTGACAATACCATCAGGCATCAGCCATCCATAGCCTATCTCAGTCACCTCATTGGCATTCCATGCTCCTGCGCTATGTGAAGACGTGAACTGATAGAGCTTGTTGTTATAGATGACATACTCATCAATCGCATAACTATCGCTTGTGGAGAAGACAGGAGCACCGCCAACCATCTGACGGCAGTTTGTCACCATCGTAGAGGTTCTTGTCGTTCCTGCCTCCGCCTGGTCTGCAATAAACTCCATAATCTTGTCACAGTTGTAGTCACCGTCTAAGTCAGTGACCGCTTGTGCCTGATTACCAAAGAATCCAAGAGTAGTTACCTGCACATTCACATTCAGGTATTGTCCTGTCAGTGAATAGTCGCCCATCAGCACACCCCAAGGAATGACGAAAGCACTTCCAGCATTCATCAGTTCAGACGTTTCAACAATCAGTCCAAAGATATTGTCCTTCTCTGAATTGCTTACGGCATTCAGCTCCCTCTCGGTATTGTTCTTCATCAGCCACTTGATGCCTGATACGGCTGCCTGATAGCGGATATTCAGCGTCCTTGTGCCATGATGTTCTGCAAGGAAGGTCTTTGGTGTAGGAGTTCTGTAGCCCGTAATATCTTGGAATACCACCTGGTAAGTAGTTCCGAGTGGAATATCCGTCTCTACGGTATTATCGACAGGAGTCAGCTCGTAGGTTGTACCACCATAGATTACATGTACCCAAGACGCTGTGCCAAGGCTCTGGTCGCTGTAGGATAAATTGATTTTCAAGTGTTCGCTTGTCAAAGAATCATCCACGATATAAGTAACCTCGATAAATCTGTTGGGCAAACTTGCACGCTCATAGATGACATTAACAGGATAGTAGCCGTCCACGTTGTTACAGTTAATGGTGTATTCCAACCCCTTCTGAACATTGGTCGTACATCTTCCCTGTGCATCGGTAGTGAGGTTCCTTGCACTCTGCTCACCTTCTACATGAACTGCCACGGAAACACTGCTTAATGCGACACCCTGTTCGTTCTTTAGTTCGATAATTACATGCTCATAATCATTTTTAACCATGTTGTCCACCTCCGTAACAAGATTCGTTTGTTGAACCTCGGCAGGATTCCATGCACCTGGAGTATGGCCTGTAATAAATTTGTACAGCTTTCCGCCATACATCACGAAGTCACCGACCGCATAGGTACTATTGGTGTTAAATTCAGGAATATCGTTGGCTCCAAGAACAGTAATTGCAAGAGAGAAGTCTTCGTCAATAAGTACCTCCTGCCATATTGCCGTCGTAGTGTCTCCATTAGTCACGAGGTCATATAACTGGTAGAATGTATATTTTCCATTTATATTCTCGACACGACAGAACTGTCCGATTTCAAAATTAATAGTTTCGCCATCTTTAATATATGTCGTTGTATTAGCTGTAGGAGCATTTTGTAAGGTAGGCGTATATGCAGCAGCACCACCGCCCGACTCGTCAGCCCATTCTGTGTCATAGTTAGTATCTGATTTTTTCTTCAGAACCTGACCTTCCGCGCCGCCTTCAGGTACACCTTCGCCAGCTGGTCCTGCTGGGCCCGGTTCACCCTGTGGACCGCGCTCACCCTGAGGCCCCGTCTGTCCCGGCTCACCATGAATACCCTGAGGCCCGCGCTCACCCTGGATTCCCTGCGGCCCCCGCTCACCCTGAACGCCCCGCTCACCGCGTGGTCCTTGAACGTCGGAGGTAGTGCTCACACCGTTGCGGTTGGTGACGATAAGAAGAGTTCCGTTCAACTGAGCATTCACACGCTCGGCACCAGCGACGGCCTGCTCGTTCTCCTGCTGCATCTCAGCGAAGATACGCTCACGCTCCGCTTCTGCTGCCTGCCTTGCTGCCTCGGCTGCGTAGGCTGGTAGTGCAAACTGAATCTCTGGTGCGGTCTCTCCCTCGAAAGCCAACACCACCTGTTTTTCTGTGCCGTCATCATCCGTTGTCACAGCGATCTGATTCAGCACCTCGTCAATGATGGCGTTGGGGAAGTCTGCAATGGTGGTGTGGTATGCGATCTGCATCTTCAGCTCACCAGTCGGCAGTCTGTGGTCGTCGAACAGCACAATGAGGTCTTGCGGATCATCTTCCGATACCTTGCAATTCCTGTACTCCTCACCAGTCCAGCCCACATAGTATGCCTGCTGGGGTGATGCTGTAAAAAACTTGACACAGAATGGTGTAGTCCATCCAACGTCGCTGTGGAGTGCCAGCACAAAGTCTGACTTATAGTTGATTTTATAAATTGCAATGTCTGCCATTTTCTTGATTATTTGAATTTTCGTAACTTTCCGATGCTAATTTAATGTACGGCTTGACGTGAATGCTGAATCCTGGTACATTGTAGAGGTTCTGCGGTGAGACAGCAGAACGGTGGACGTAGCTGGCTTCTACTTGCATCAGCGCGGCGATGTATAGTCCACTCGGGACCTCACCGTACTTCTCTATCACTTCCGTGTAGCTTCTGTTGATGATGTTCAGCACAGCATCTTCTGCCGCTTTCCCGTACAGCTCCAGCAGATTATCCTCACTCTCGTCCTTCAAGAGCCTGCTGTGGTCGCGTATTAAATCCAATGTCAAAAATTTCATGATTTTTGCTTTTATCGTTTTATCTTTACAATCTGCGATAAAAGCGTCGGGGGTTTACTTTTGACAAAGTAACGATTAGAGACAGAATAACAGAAGAACATATAATCTGTTACTAAGTTATTATGTCCTTTGTTCTTATGTTACTATGTCGTCTAAATAAAAAAGGGCGACCACTGCCGCCCCAAAAAACTAAATAATACTATGAATACCTACTACTACTACTAAACATTATGAATATGTGAGAGAATTAGATGTTCTTATACTCTGTCTTCGCATCAAAGCACGGGCAGTCCTTCTTCGGCTCGAAGTCGTGGTGCCCATAAATCTTTGCGTTAGGATAGATTGTCTTTAGCTCAGTCAGCAGCTTCAGGAGTGCAGCCTGCTGACGTAGCGTGCGGGTGTCCTTGGGCTTCTGCTTGGCATACGGCACACCCGGCTTGTTCTCCACGCCACCCACGTAGGCAATGCCAATGCTGTTGCGGTTGTGGTTGTTGATGGCGCAATGAGCACCCTGCTTGTTCACGTCTCGTCCAGCGTGTATGCTGCCGTCGCGGTAGATGACGTAGTGGTAGCCAATGTCAGACCAGCCTTGCTTGATGTGGTCTGCACGGATAGCGGCTACGGTGTAGTCGCATCCTTCAGGCGTGGCGGTGCAATGGACAATAATCTCCGTTATCAGTCGCTTCGACTTCTTCCAACGTTGTGGAATGAGGAATGCGAGTGTAGCAGGTCCGACAATGCCGTCCGCCTTCAGGCCGTGCTCGCGCTGAAACGCTCGGACAGCTTCCTCGGTCTGTCGGCCGTATATGCCGTCTTCGATGAGGTGGAGCGCACGCTGGATCTGCTTGACGACCTCACCACGGGAACCGAATTTATAAAGTATAATCATAAAGCCTCCGATTCTAAGGGTTCAACATCTGTCTGCTGTTGCTTCTTGGGTTTACGGGCCTTAACCGTGCCGTCTTCCGATAGCACAACGTGCTTGCGGAGCTTGCACGACAGATCGCCACATAGGAAAGGGGCCATTGCTTCTACCTTTCTGCCCAGTTTAGCAATCTGCATCTTCATATCCATGCGGTCTTTATCCGCTTCAATTCTCCAGTCCATGAACGAACGGACCGTCTTATCCATTCGCTCACGAACTTCATCACGTTCCTGCTTATAGTAGTCGCGGTCTTTGGCAACGTCCTCTATAATCTGCTGGTAATAGTCCTGCTTATCTTTGGCAGCGTCCACCTCGGCCTGCACCGCCTCGGCCTTCGCCTTGCGTCGCATATATCGCCAAGTGAAGAAGGCTCCGCCGCCACCACCGACGAACAGCCCGACCAGCGAGATGATTGCTTCAAGTGTTATCTCCATAGCCGTTCAAGTTTTAATCGTCCGACTTATTGCGATACCTGCTGATTAGAAGGTAATCGGCATAACCGGCAATGGCCGTACCAACGAGGCAGCCAATGCCTGCAAAGATGTTTCCATCTACAAAAGCACTAATAGCGAATGCTATTGAGAACAATACCAATGCGGTCAGAATCACCGCTGCTGCGTAGAAAAAGAAATTTGTCGTTTTCATAATCGTGAATTTTAGTCGTTAATAAATAATACTTTGAAGTGTTTTACTATCTCAGGCCATGCCAAGTATGTGAGGCCAACCACGCCGACGGCAATTACATAGCCGCCATTGTAGAGTGACCAACCGAGGCCACCGATGCTGCCAAGTGCTGCCAGGGCGAGCATTACTAATGATAAAAATTTTTTCTTCATATCCTTTTTGTTTTTATTGATATTGTAATTTTTGTACGCTGAAATATCCGATATTATCCCATTTCGGGTTGCCCTGCTGGTCGGTAGCACCAGTATAAGCATATATATGATATTGCCCGTACCCACCGACGGGAATGTTTCCGAGATACATCGTCGCATAGATGGTCTTCGTGTCGCTCGTCTGTCCTTCATCAATGTGCGTATGGCTTGCGTTCTGCCAGTTGCTGTCCGTCGGATTCAGGTATTTGATGGTTTCGCCGGAGATTCCCGTCACCGTCTCGCGGGCTTGTATCTTCAACGGGTCGTATCCTGAGTCTGGCGTTCCGTTCTCGCCGATAAAGTCCACCTTCTGACTTGGCAGTTTACTGATAGTCATCGTGAGTCGGACGTAGCCAGTCGCCAACGAATGAATGGTGAAGTACGGCGGTGTGCCGCCAGCATCCTCCCATCGGACGATACCGTCAGCAAAGAATGAAAGCGCAGTGATTTCCAGTTTTCTTGCCTGATAAGAAACAACAGCAAACTTATAATGGAACGGTGTCTCTCCCTGCTCGTATGGAACTAAAAAAAGAGATTTAGAAGGATTATCCCCCCATGACGAAAAGTCGCTGTTGACATATCCAATACCCACGCATAGGTGAAAGAGTGTATTAGGGTTGGATTGAAAACTACTAAGATTCATCGACACCGACCATATCGTATTACCCGCATCAGCAGTAATAGCGTCACCGCACGCTTCAAAGTCGGCAAAGTCACGGTTGTCCCAATCTTCATATTGCCCAGTGGTGTCGTCGTATTCCCTGGCATCGGCGAAGACTTGCAATACTGGTCGCCATGCTCGCCCTCGACCGTCGGTTCCAAGTGTAATGAAGTCTTGGAGATGGAGGTCGTCACCGATGCTGTTCTGGAACAGGATGGTCAGCGTGTTAGATACTTGTTTGTTGATTTCATACACACCGTCTGTACGCAAAGTGACTCCTGTCATATCCATCCAAGAGATGAAAGGAATACGGGCATTATGGTTATAGCCTTTAGCATATATTGTGTTATAATACGGGTCAGTGGTGTCAGTCAGTATTCTAACGAAATCCGTAAGTCGGTAGAACTCATTTACACCTCCCTGCTGACCAGTCATACCCCCGCGTGGTTGCAAATATTTCCACGGTTCAAAGTCACCAAGCAGAATGTCTGCAACCATACCATTCATTACATAATTGTACCATATTCTAACCGCGTCATAGTGACAATACGGTACATCAAGACCGAAGTTATTGCCCTTGCGCGATCTTGCTCCTGAATTATACAGCAGTGCATTCGGACCATCAGCACGTTCTGGCTTATATCGCGCCCACTTGTTGATGTTCGTGGAAACGCACAGCGTAGCGAGGTCGCCGCTCCATGCGTGGATGGCGCGTTGCACGTCATGTATGCTGACGGGAGGTTCTATTTTTCCGTTGTTATATGCCATAGTCTTAACTGAGTACTACTGTTTTGATAGTTCCGTTATTATTGAATTTCAAAGTTGTGCCGTCCAGGAAAAGGAATCGGCTGCTGTCAAAGTAAAACTTAGGACTTGTCACCTTTGTCGTTGCGATAAGGTTTGCACCTTGCACGTTTCCCGTTGCAGTAACGCCTGTTACGGTGATGTCGCCGTTCGTTCCTGTCCATGCTCCAAGGGATGAAACGCCACCGAGAGAATACATGTTGATTGCCGTTCCGTCGTACTTCTGTACCTTCAGGGCGTTGTTGTCGGAATCCCAAGAAAGTAGCGCATTTCCAATGCGGAGTCCTTGGCGGCTACTATCTTTATAAACAGAAGCCACTTCCGTACTCTCTCCACAATAAAACTTGATTCCTGCCGTCGAGCCTCCGTATATGCGGCTCTCATAGTTAGAGCCTGCCATACCATAGCCTATCTCAAACTGATTATTGTTATTCAGTCGGATGCCAGTTACGATGCTACCACTTGCATTCTGCCACCTGATCGCCGAGTTGTTGGCAATATTCAGCGTTGACTTCACAAACAAGTCTATTGTATGCGTAGTGGAACGGAGAACATTGTAGAACGTATAGCTGGTAAACGGAGTGCTATCTGGGAAATTCGAGCTGCTACCAGCGATGCCGCTCTTATATACATGGAGCAGGTCGTTAAGTTTTATATTGTAATTATTGTCGTTGAGAAGTTCAATTCCTTTGCTGGCATATATTTTCAGATGGTCGTCTGAAGATTCGCTCAGATAACAATAATCACCATCACCAAATCTCAGATAGCTTCCGTAATTTGATGAACCGGGGCGTAAGCGGAGATTACCGAACTGCGGAGACGTGTTATTATTAGACTGATTGCTAATGGCCACATCCGCCCAATATAATGTAGGAAGGTCGTTGAAGGTTACGCTTGTCATAAATCCCTGTTGACCTACCCATGTCTGCGTAGCCATATCGCTGATAGCGGATGAAGTGAGGAATCCCTGCTGACTTACCCACGTCTTCGTGGCCATATCGCTGATGGCTGCCGACGTGAGGTAAGTTTCTGACAAATCGGGAATGTCGGAAGCAACCAGTGCACGGAAAGATGGTGTGCCATTTGCGGATGATGGTGCTGCCAGGACATAGTTCTTCGTCTTGCTTCCGTATGGGCTTTTCGAGTCTCCGTATCCGTCTGCCAGGCTGATAGTTGTGTCCAGCGATGATGTTTGTGCGGTGCTTACGCTCGATTGGACAGGAGAGATAGCACGAACACGGACGCTGGTGACTGTTCCCGTGTATGCCTCGCTGGTGATAAATCGGTTGTTACACCACGTCTTCGTGGCCATATCGCTGATGGCTGAAGATGTCACGTAGTTGGAGAGCGCATCCGATAGGTGTGAGGCATTAATCTGCTCACTGGTGCTGCCGTCCATAGCATCCCACACGTCGCTCATGCTAATACCGGAACCACCGCCACCTGCTGCACGGTTCACCCATTTGCCCAGGTTCGCGTCATAAGTCAGCACTTGTCCATCCGTGGGGCTGCTGATGGCTACGTCTGTGAGGTCAACCAACGCACTTGCTCCGCTGCTGCCTCCCGCACTTTGTCCGAGGGCTGATAGATACTGCTCGGTCCAAGTTCCAAACATCAGCTTGATGTTCGTAATGGTCGATTCGAGGTCATTGGGCAATACCTCGTTGGGCGTGGCTGCTGAGTCATAGGCTTTGAACAGCCGTGAGAAGAACTCCTTGCTCACATAGTTTGCGTCAACCCACGCCATAGTGATGTCGTCGCCACTGCCTGAGCCGCTACCAACACCACCTACGGCAACCGTGCTGCCGCCGTTGGTCATCCTTCGTATCTGTTCCTGATTCAGTATCATAATTGTAAGAGCGTTAAATTTAGAACATCATCACGCCAGTTCCTGCTGAGCGCAATGGGTGTGAAGTTGGTCGAATCCATTATAACCTTTGTTTGGGGTGTGATGTCACCAATATTGTTGACCAGCAACTCCGATGCAATCATGCGCTTTGCCGTCGCCCAGTAGGTAGCCACGCGGTTGGCGAGGTGCTGCTCCGGGTGCTCATCGTTGCCGTTGTACTCCACCGTCGAGATGATGTTACCGTCTGCATCCAGCAGTAGGCCGTAGCCGTACTCCATATTATTGTCGCTGGCGAAGATGCAGTTGGCGTTCCATTCTTCCTTGGAGTCGTTCTGGTTAGATGCTGCGTATTCCTGTGTTGTAACGCGTTCAGTCACTATCTCACGCGGGCGCACCACATTCAGCGATGTCGGTATCACGTATGTATCACGCGAATAATCAATACTGAAATTCGCTATCTGGAAGTCGTCGAATTGATTGTTATTGCTATAATCATAACCATATAGAATATCGACGAATACATAGCCGTAAAGGTCCTGATTTAAAGGAATTGGAATAGCAGGGTATGAATAAACAAAATGAACATCAAATACTGCTTCAATCTTTAATGACACACCCGTACTCTTCAGATTATTACCCTGCATTGGTACATTGAAATCATTCAGCGTAGTGCTCCATCCGTTGGTAATGGTTTCACTTTGAGATGTTATCTCTTTTTTCATATTCCACCATTTCGCCGATTCGCGTGTCATACCAATACCAACACGCATACGAATGACGTATAGGTTTCTGTCATGTTGTAATGGCTCAGCACCTTGCCAGACTGTGCCGCCCAGCGAGATACTACCACCGCTGAATGACATCGGGCGGAGGGTTTGCAACTGAATGATGGACTCATTATAGTTCGGTCTATTGGCGAGACTCATCAGCATATCACCAACCAACGGGCTCTCAGTGTCGGTGCTTTGGTAGATTTGTCTACGACTCACACCACCATAGGCACTTGTCGTCACTTTCAACGTCTTTGTGCCCATGTTCGTGCCTTGCTTACCTGTTTGGGCATACGCACCGCCAGGGCATGTGAAATATCCTACCAAGTCATCACCGCCTTGCACCCACGTATAGCTGCTGTCCTGCTCGATCCAGTCCTCCACATCCTTCGGCGCAAATTTTACTACCGTGTCGTGCTCATTGCAATCACCTTTTACCAACGCACGATGTGGACCTTGCACCTTGGAATCCGTTTGGTCGGTACTGGCGAAGATGGGGTTGGCAGAGGTGTCCGTGAGAGTTACTTCGGGAATGCTTGATGACGTGCTGCCTGCCGATGTGCTGGTCTCATTGGCCAATGAATCGAGCTGTGCCCTGGTCAGCGTCAGGAAACTCTGCTCATCGCTATCGTCGCTCGCCGTCAGGTAGAGCGTGGTGCCCTTGGTGCGGGCCGTCCATCCCCAGAAGCGACACATGTCTTCCAACACCTCGAAGAGTGAGTATTTCGCCCGTGTTACACCGTCGCTATCCTCAGAGGCAAAGTTCTGCCAGTCCACCTTCGTCAGCAGCCAGTTGCGGGCATCAATGCCACCTTGAATCACCAGGCTGGTAATGCTGACCATATTGCTGCTGTAGCTGTCGATGGTGTCACACACCGACTTCAACAGGTATGCAAAATTCTTGATACCGGCATTGATGTTCACGTCCTCACCAGCCAAAACGCCAAGAGGACACAAGACGGGGAACTCCCGCTCTTGCGGGTTGCCGTACAACGTGCCTGAAAATGTTTGCGATTGCATGAAGCCCTGCCAGTCTATGACGGTAGTGTTGCCATCCTCGTGGCTGAGTGTCACAGGTCGCTCGGAGTCCTTAGCGGGAAGCAGGTCTTTCCACCAGTCTGCACTCAGGGCCGTACCGCCTGCATCCTTATCGTCGTCCACAATTCGGAAGTAGCCGCTTTGTGTGCGCACAGGAGTAAACTGGTCCTCGCTTGCATCCTCTTCGGTGGTGAACGGCTCCGCACCGCCCTTCAGGGCAATAGCCGTACCGCTACCGCCACCGATGTTGAGGGTGTATGTAGTTCCAGCCCGAAGGCTCACGAATGTTATACTATAATTGTTGGTTGCCATTTTTCGTTTCTCTTTATAATCAGCGAAAAATAGCGTGTGGGTTTACTCATGGACAGAGTGATGGAAAAAGACAGAATAACAAAAGAACATATAATTTGTTACTATGTTATTATGTCTTTCACGTTATTATGTCTTCAATAAAAATGCCCCGAAGGAAAATTGAAAGAAACCTTCGGGGCTGACAAAAATTAATAATACGATTCTTTAAAGCCTATGTCGTAGGAATAATATCAACTACTATTATTCGTGGCCGTCCTCACGGACAGTTCATGCTGCCTCACGGCATGAATTTTTTAATCAGACCACCGATCCACCAGGCTACAGCAGCAGCCAACAGGAACAGCAGGACGTTGCCGGCATAGATTCGCGTCTTTTGCCACCAAGTTAGCTCCTTCTCCTTATATTGGATGACGGGGTAGGGTGTTGGTATGCTGTCGGTCTTGCTGACGTAGGTAGTATCATGAACTTCCTTCTCTCGGTATTGTGTGTGCCACTTTTCAATGAGCACAGTGTCGCCCTTCTCATGGATATATGTGCTGTCATGGATCCACACGGAGTCCCGCTGGTGCTTGGTGATGTACGTGGTGTCGTGTGTCACGCGCTCCACCGTTACATACTCGGTCTGCTTGCAGCTGCACATCAGCAGCAGGAACAGACCAATGACCACCGCCAGGAACCAGCCTGTCAGCATTCCATAACCATTTAGTAAACGTCTTTTCATAAATTATCAATTATCAATTATTCATTAGAATCAGTATGATTGCCACCTGTACGGCCTGTCCTATCAGTCCGCCCAGCATCGTGCAAGTCCAGTCCGCCCAGTCCCATACGTTGCCGTACTCCTTGTCCTTAAATTCCATGCCTGAAGCTACGCCCAGCACGCAGAGAATGGTGAACACCAGCCCTATTGGGATAGCCCACCCGAAGTGCTGCCAGTGCGATTTGTCGGTGAATATCTTTGCCATTTCTTGCTAATCTTTTACATATTTGCAAGAATTAGCGTCTAAGGTTTACTCACACAGAAAGACCGGAAAGCACGGAAATATTTACGACAACGAATTAAAACGACGTGTCATCATTCGTTTCATTCGTCTTCATTCGTTGTCGTTTCTCCGTTCTCGTCATAGTCTGCTGCCTGTGTCACGATGATAGTCGCTATCTCGCGGCAGTATTCCTCGGCCACCTTGTGAGGGTCTTCGCCGTCGGGCGTTCCCAGCGCACGCAGCCTGTCGTTCCATTCCGGCTTCGCCTTCTTTAAAGCGTCTTCTGCCTTGAATACCGCTGGGATGATGTACTCAGCCCAGCGGTCGATTGCTTCTTTGTTGCTCATGTTTTTTCCGTTACTCTGTCTTTTCCACCAGTTCCTTGATCAGCTGAAGAGATGAATCAATGCGCTCGATGCGTTTCTTCTTTTCTTGGAGCTGACTGCCGATGATGTTTATCTGGGTGAGTAGTGCGCTGATGTGATTCTTGGATAGCCGCTCATTCAGGGCTTTCTTCTCGGCGGTGAGGTTTTCGATTCTGTCCTGCTGTGCCATTATCTTATTGTGTAGCTCCTCAATGATGGCTGCGTCGTCCGTCTCACCTCCGAAGCGCGACTTATGAGCGTCAATACGCTTGCATGCTACCCACTCAGGCGGAGCGTCCTTGATGTAGATTCGCACGCTGCGGGTGGCGAAAGATATATTCATGATGGTTGTCTCGATGCCGGTATCAAGTGTTACGGTGTCAAACCTGCGCCACACTTGCATGTCAAATTCTTTTTCTGTCATAGTATTATTCGTGTGATTTGTGAAATTCGTTGTTTGAAAAAGAAGGGTGCCGCAACCGACACCCTTTCATGTTTAGTTCTCCATCTTTACCTTTCACTTTGGTAGAAGTGCATCTCCGTTACCTCTGGATGTTCCTTGCGCATGTCACAGAATACCTTGGCGCAGTCGCGCATGAGGTCAGTTGCATTGTTGGTCATCTTCTCCTCTTCGCCTACTACGGCATGATATTCTACCTCACCGTCATCGCGCATCTTGAAGACAACACAGCGGCGGGCGGTGGGGATGTCGTCCCATTCGTCGTCGTCATCATCCAGTTCAGCCTCCAACTCTGCCAATTTCTCGGCATGGGTCTTCATTCCCTTCTCGGCACGGCGACGTTCACGCTCCATCTCTTCTTCGACGGTTGACTGACATGAGTAGAACAGCGTTGGGTCATTTAGTCCACCATCGGCATATCCCCAAGCTATCACGTCGCAGTAGTTGTGACAGCCCCAGCCTTCTGCATCAGGTTCTGCTTTCAGACCGAAGTACGGCGGTTGGCCGTCGTCATACATCTTCGTGCGGACGATGTAGCCCGTGTCAATCTCGTCGAATCCAACGTGGTTTCGGGTGAGCACCAGTAGTTCCTTGTTCGGGTCGGCCTTTTGGAGTTTCAAGCCTCCAAGGTCAGTGCGAATGGTTCTGTACGCTCCGTTAAGGAGTTTCACTGTCATGTTGCCGTCAAATGTCATGCAACCTGTAAACATTGGCTTGTCAGCCTTTTTGTTTTTTTCTTTGCCATCTTTGTAAAATTTTAGGCGTTAATATTTCTTGGGCGGGTGTTTTCCGCTTGCAATATACCGGCATAAATACCGTTAGGGTTTACTTTGATACATATACTTCTCCGATGTAGGTTATTGAACAGCGGCCGCAGTTTATCTCAGGAAATTCTGCCGACACTCGGTTAATAGCATCCATTTGATCACTTGCAGCGGCAAAGACTGCGTTGCTCCAATCTTCTGCCTTCACTTTATATAGATTCAATGCTTTATACATAATTCCTTTAATTCGTATTAATTCGTTGTTTTAAATCGCCATTCTTCGCCGCCGGTAAAATATTTACGGCAGGACGGCTCTACTGGATGCGGTTGGTTATCGCTGCCGTTCAGGTAGCCGTCCATCGGCGAGTAGTGCCACATGTTTCCAATGAAATAGCTGTGGCTCTTCGTACAAAGATACCACAGCCCTTTGATGATTTTCATACCTCACCTTTTATTTCTTCGATTCTTATCTGAATGCTGACAGCCGCCTTGTCGAGAAGGTCTTCCCAATTATGCTGTCGCCATACGCAGTTATCACTCAGAAGTCCAACACGCAGCAGATTGCGCAGGGCTTTTGCTACGGTTGGATTAAAACCGTCGGATATGACACGCAGACTACACAGCGTTTCATGCCTGATGAGTCCAGCCATGTGGAACTCTCCCGTGTATCGCCCGTCGGTTCGCTTCGCTTGATTAACCTTGTAGTCGTTAATATACCACAGAGCCTTCTCCAAGTCTTCAACGGCTTTATCGTCGTTGCTTCTCCAGAAGGATTCTTTCAGGCCAGCCCTCCATAGATACTTAATGGCACATCCAATGTCGAAAGTGTAGTGTCTGATGATGTCGATGCACTCCAGCCCTTGCGGGTGGCAGTTGTAGTGCTTTGGATGATTTACTTGTTCCATAATTCGTGAAATTCGTTTTAATTCGTGTAAAATCAATGATTCATCCCCTCATACCGTTCATACAGGTCTAACGCCATGATGATGGCCTGAACGGGGTCGATTTTGCACGAGTCGGTCTGGGCGCGTTTCACGGGGCGTTTGTTGCCGCGACCGTCGATTTCGAGTACGGCATTGCCGAAGCAGAAGGGCCACATGGGACTCGCGCTGTACGAGATGAACGGCACGGGGGCGAACATGGCCGCGTAGAGGTCATCGGTGGGGGCGTTGAACTCGCTGTTGAGCTGCGACACCACTTGCACGTAGGGGTCGGGGTTCTGGATGCCCATGTTCGACTGAAGGAAGGCCTTCAGCGTGTTAATCGGGTCTTTCGACTGATACTTGTCATAGCCGAAATACATGAACTGACAGCCCTTGCCCAGCAGCTCTGCCAGTCGGTTGACGAACAGCGACGACTGGAATATGGCTCCCGGCGAGTAGTGCAACCACCCGTCTTTCACCCACTGCTCGTACAGCGGACGGATGGCACTCTTCTCGGCGGTCGATTCCTTCACCCATGCGTCGTAGTCGGCAAAAAACTCGGTACCTCTGCCTGACGGATGCTTTCGTGCCGCGAGATAAGCCGCCGTGTGCAAGTCATCGCCCTGGCTGAAGTCCAATCCCGTAAAAATCACCCAGCCTTTGTCAGCCGTACACTCGTCGATGCGCATCTCCCGTTGCAGGGGTCTGATTTGCTCCGCCTTGATCCAATCGACCACCGTCGAGCCTTGCCACATATTAAAATCCTTCGTGAGCACCTCCTGCTTCGTGTCGTCCGTGCCGGTCGCGGCTTCGTGGAGTCGTTCGCGGTAGTAGGTCGGCTGCACGGTGGTGCCTATCGAGCGGTTCACCTTCTTGAACAGTTCGGGGTCGTCGAGCTTCGACAGGTCGTCGGTGACCTCCCACTTGTCGAGTTGAAGGAGCATCGCCGTCCAATAGTCTTCGGGTGTGCGGTGCGGCTCGCCCAGCGGGTAGTCGAGTTCCTGAAGCAGCGAGGCTTCCACCTGTTCGAGTTTGGTCTTATATGGGCCGTCTTTCACCTTTCCGGCGGTGGTAGTATGCAGCAGAAGCTTCTCACGACGCGGACCAGTAGATCCCCATGCGGTTTCAACCGTCGATTGCATGTCGCTCACGCCGTTCACATATCGCGCCTGACCGTGCTCGTCAGCATGAACCACCGAGGCATACAGACCATCCTTCGAGGTCTTGCCTGCCGACAGGCACTTGATTTCGCCCTTCATTCGGTGCCCTGGCTGCCAGTTCATGCCGTTGCGGGTCATGCGGAACAGTTTGCCGCCCATGCGGTTCGTGCAAGTGGGGTCTATCTGCATGGCGAACTCGCGGATGGCCTTATATGCTATCTGGCTCTGCTCACCGGAGTTGGTGCATATCAACGCCTGGCCGTTGACATCACCGAGGAAACAAACCTCCGTGAAGTCCTCAGCCGCGCCCAGCTCCGTCTTGCCGCTCTTACGGGTGAAGAACCAGTGCGCCTCCTGAATCAGCCTGCGCGTGTCCCATACCATGCCGTCCTCGCCTACCCATTCCGACGGCAGCAGCGCGTCGCCCTCGTAGTAGGGTCGCTCCATGCAAACGTCCGTCACGAACATGTGGATGGAGCACTCGGCATACACCTGGAACGGCATCAGTCGGACGTGCTGCTG